GCAATGATAGCTGAAAACTACAAAATCGTTCCTATCCTGAACAGCGCCAATGTATCAACCGGCACTGACTGCGATAGCATCAACATGGCGAATTATCACAAGGCAACGCTGATCTTTACCTTCGGGGCGGTTACAACCGACATCACCTTCACCCCGAAAACCGGAGCTTCCGAGGGAACCAAGACCAACGCTGTTGTGACAAAGTACGCAGCAGGTGGCGCGGCCATCGGGACTGCGGTCGCTGCAAGCACCGCATCATGTGACGTTCTGGCAGCCTGGACCGATTCAACAACCACCATTTCCCTGACAGCAGCAAGCAACAAGATCCTGGTTATGGAAATCGACGCTGCGGCATTCACGCAGGGCGATACCTGGCTGACCGTCACCGTTGCAGCCGGGACCAACGGAATCTGTCACTGTGTGGCGATTCTTGAGCCGCGCTACAAGGAAAACAGGCTTGCGACCTGTCTGAAGTAAGGGGGTGAGACATGAACTATAACTCATCTACACAGGAACGAATAGGCGACCTTGAACGCGGAATGATGGTGAAGACCGGCAACCTTGAAGCGTCAACCTACCTTCATCAGAATACGTCATCTCTGTTCAATGTCTACGGAACCATTAAGGTTATTGCCTTATTTGGGGAGATAACAGAGGCAATTTCTGCAAACGCGGCCACTCTGAAATATGCGTTTGTATCGACAGATCCTGTTATCGCCGTTGCAGACATGAGTGCGGCCTCTGGTTCTCTTTCCGAGGCGGCTGTAGGGCTCAGGGTAACTCTTCCGGGCGCAGATGTAACCACGGCGACAGCTATAACAGCAACCCCAGGGATCTCCTATAACCCTACTGCTCCTATGATTATAGGGACAGATGCAGGAACTGGTGCGATCCAGATTACCACGGCTGGGGCTGATTGAACGGATGGGAATGTCAGGTTCTATCTGTATTACGTTCCCATGAGCGAGGGTGAATACGCAACGGCGGCAGTTTAACACAGACGCGGGGCGGGATAAAACCCGCTCCGCTTAAAGAGGTTCGGTTATGGCAGTCGGTAAGATAGCGACTATCAAGACATTCCAAGGGCTTTCGTCAGACGATAAACCGACGACGGATGTCCCGGAAGGGTCCACGTTCCATGTCGTTGATACGGGTGAAGAACTCGTATTCATGGACGGCATGTGGGAGCAGGATCTCAGGCGCATTTACGCAATACAGCAGGCGGCGATCTAGGCCGCAAGGGAGATAAATCATGTACGGAAAAGACATCAACGGGGTGAGCAGGCCTCTCCTGGTTAATCCCAGCGGGGCGCTCATCCTCGACATGCACGGGTAATACTACGAGGCCGTGAACAACGGTCACGTCTATGTGGCGGCGAATCAGGCAGCAGTTGCGATCACGGCAGCATTCGCGACCACCTACACCGGCCTTGTGCTGGAGAACCCGGCGACTTCGGGCAAAAACCTCGTCTTGCTCAGCGCATCGTATGCCTCGACCATTGCAGTGCCTACCGCAACGGCCATCGGCATCATGACCGGCGCGGACGCGGGCGACGCGGCGGCGGCAATCACCCCGAGAAACCGGAAGACCGGCGGGGCTGCATCCATCGCCATCGTTGACAACGGCTGCACCCTGACAGGAACCCCGGTACTTGAGCAGGTGTTCTGCACGGCATGGACCGAGGCGACGACAGCCGGGACACTCGGCAACCCGAACGTAGTGGACCTGGACGGCTCACTCATCATCACCCCGGGTTACTATGTGGCGTTCTACAGCACAGCGGCAAACTCGGCGGCGTTCCTCTGCTCCTTCATGTGGGAAGAGGTCGACGTTTAAGGCAACCGACGGGCAGGGGCTCCGGCTCCTGCCCCATGAGGTACGGCGATGCATCTCAAAGACGCGCAGTGGAAATTCTTAAAGGATCTCGGTGACCTGATCGCATACATCGAGCACAAGGGATTCTCGGCCACGGGCGGGGAACTCCAGAGGACCATTGAGCAGCAGCGCGTTTATGTAAACACTGGCAAGAGCCGCACGATGGATAGCAGGCACATTCAGAAGCTCGCCATCGACCTGGCTATCTTCTCCCCGTCGGTATGTTCTTTTATGGCCGTGGCAAAGAATGACCGCAGGCAATCAGAGAAGCACGGCATAGGAAGGAGATCGGGGTCAACATTGAGAATATCATCCCTGGAAAGAAGAATATCACTCATGCGAAACCTCTCCAGCATCCACAGGATGCGGTGCGCCCGTCTGTCGCTGTATGCCCAGGTCTCCCCATTACTTCAGCCCCAGGTACCCGAGCAGCGCCATTGCCCCGCCGATTACGCCACCGATGAACGAGGCCCCCGAGTCGATCATCTTCCTCTGCTGGTCCCTGTTCAGGAGATACCCGAGGCATTTCCCGGCATGCTCCTGAAATTCCTTCTGCTCCATCTCTTTCCATTCTTCCGGTGAAGGACAGAGGGCCTTCAAGAGATCACCATTTGCCATCACGCCTCTCCTCTCGTTGGTGGCTTTCTTTCAAAGTGCGGTGTGTCCAAAAACGATTTTGTAGTTTTCAGCTATCATTGCTCTATTCCTCCTTGCTTATGATCTGGTGGCGATGCCGACGAAGTGGCCGATGGTGTCAGAGCCCTTGTATGGAGTGAGCGGAAGCCTTCTCATGGGCTGGCCGTCGAGTCTGAGTATCGAGCGCAGTACCTGCTCGCCGTAGTCGAACTTGAGGTGGATGGAAACATCGGTCTGGATTCCGCCCTTGGTCGCCAGGATGTACTTGGAAAGGTCGGCAAGGATGATGTCACCGACTGTGCCGAGGGTAGCGCACTGCTCAATGACCACGACCGGCAGCCCGAGAATGGTGTTATACGGAGTGCCTGACAGACCGCCAGCGGGCATGAAAATAGGAGCGCCACCGGTGCCGACCGCAAGGCTCATGGTGTAGAGCTGCGGAAGGGTGTTCTGATTGACAAGCCATACTGCGCTTGAGAGACTGTCCGGGAACATTCGCGCGTACATCTTGATGATGTTCTCTGCCTGAATGGTTGCAGCCTTCTGGCCGGTTTCCTTTGCAACAGACACAAGTGCACCTGATGCCAGGATTCCGAGCGGCTGGCCTGCGCCGGTACCGTTCACGATTGCATCATCGACCAGGAAGCCGAACTCTCCGGTGATTGCCTGACGCACAAAGCTGTCAAGCGCCGGAGCATCTGACATGAGTTCATCAGTGAGGTAGCAAAGAGCAAAGAGCTTGTTCAGCTTCAGTTCGATCTCGCGGAACTTCGGCTTTGTTGCGGTTGCCTGAGAAGCCTCTGACTTCCAATAACCGATGACGCCGCCGTATCTGGAAGAGGCCCGGGAGGTTTCATCAACGCCATTCATCACCACCCTGTTTGAAGATGACGAGATGGGTATGCTCATACAGCGGCTTGCCAGCTTCCCGGTTGCGATGACATCCTGCAAGATCTGAGCAGAGAAGTCGGACTGAACCAGGAACTCTCCTTCAGAGGGTACGGTCTCATTCATGCCGGTTGCGGCATTGAACAGCCTGGGATCTGCATGGCCGCCGGGCATCGACGCCCTGATGATTGCCGACACCTGCTCACCGAATGACCGGAATTTCTCCTTGTCTTTCACCTGGACGGACTGTGCGGTGATCTTGTTCTCGACGGTCTTGGGCTTCTCGGGGGTTTCCAGGAAGGCGTTTACCCTCTCCTGGCGCTCCAGGGTTGCCACGGTCTTGGTGAGGTCTTCGACGGTGTCCAGGATCTCATTCTTGAGTGCAAGTTCGCCCTCATTGAGGTCGCGGTTTTCGTTGGTTGCCTTCGTGTCGAGATCAACGGCTTTCTTCATGAGAGCCTTGATGTCTTCCCGGTACTGCGATATGGTTTTCATCTCGATTTTTCTCCTTTTTAGTGTGCTGGTGCTGCGATTTCTGCCCGGATAAGCAGGTCAGCGACTCGGTCCCTCTTGGCCTTCACCGGCTGCACAACGTCACGAGGTGCTTCGGGAACAACGTCACGAGGTTCCCGAACCGGAGCGGGAGCTTTTTCGGGATGGTCTACGTCGCGCAGATCATCCGGCAATCCCCCTGAAAGAATGGACTTCGCCTGCTTGTGAGAAAACCCTACGTCGCGCAGGGCCTTCTCTGCTGCTTTTGCTGTGGGCAGCGCCTTGGATTCCTTGAGTGCATCTGGTACATTCGCGAATATCGAAAGGTCGAAGGAGGCTTTTGCCTTCTCGTTTTCGTCTTTGTCGATGCGGTCGATGAGCCCGGCCTCAAGCGCCTCTTCTGCCGTGAACCATGTCTCTGCGGCCATGAGCGCGAGGACTTCTTCCCGGTCCTTGCCGGACTTGTCCATGTAGGTCTTGGCGATATTATCACCCACCTTATCAAGCAGGTCTGCATACTTACGGAGCTCTGCGGCGTTTCCGGCGACCATGGACCATGGGTCATGAATCATCAGGAATGCGTTTTCAGACATGACCACTTCATCTGCGGAAATGGCGATAACGGAGGCCATGGAGGCAGCGAGACCGTCAACATGGGCGACGACCTTGGACTTGTGCTGCCTTATGGCATTGACGATGCTCGTTCCATCAAATACATCACCGCCCGGAGAATTGAGCCTGATGTGAATGGTGCTCGACTTGATCTCATTCAGCGCCTTGACGAAATCTTCAGCATTGATGCCCCACCAGCTTATTTCATCATAGATGTAGAGCGTTGATTCGTCGTCTTTTTTGCCCGCTATCTGGGCATGAATGCGATGCTGAAACAGGCTGCGATTATTGATTCTCATAGGTATTATCTCCTTTCCCGGGGACCGGGGCGGGGTTATTCTTTTTGTTTTGGTTTTGCCCAGAAAAAACATACTTCATATAATCGGCCCGAGCGATGATGGATTTATTGGTTATTCTCGCATCGCGCTTGCCAGGAAGTCTATTGGTCTCGGCATGGCGATGGACACTTTCTCGTCATTGTATTTTGGCAATGGAACACATCCCGGCGCGGTCGTAACTCATCCCGGAGTTCTCAAGGATCCCACAAAACTCAGGGAGGCTATGTCCACAGCATATTCAGGCCTGGGGCAGTCTCACCGGTTCATGCTCCTTGAGGAGGGGATGAAGATTGAGAAAATAGGCATCCCCCCAGAGGACAGCCAGTTCATAGAAAGCAAGGCGCATCATATAAGCGACGTCGCGAGGTGGTTTAATTGCCCACCCCATAAACTGAAAGATTTGTCAAGGTCTTCTTTCAACAATATCGAATCAGAGCAGAGATCATTCT